CCGAACAGGAACTTCACGGTTTCATCGCCAACGCCTGCCCGGTCGTCGCTTACCGCTTCAACTGCGGCCTTCACTAAGTTGTGGATCTGTGTGGGTGTCATTTTTTCTGATTTGCCTTTGCCGCCCGCTCCTTAATCTTTCCGTAAAAATAAGAAACTTTTGACTTCCTGTATTCCAACAAAAGAATATTGTAAACCGTTCTCGCTTCCTTCTCAACCCATTCTTCCAAACTCTGACCGTACTTCTCAACCAACGGCATCAACGTCGCAATATAGCCCATCGCTGTGACAATAGCAACCCCCGCTTCCTTAAGGTCTTCTTCCTGTCCAGGATCGATAGTCTTGTTCATTTCCGCATAATCAGCGTTAAAGGTCGTAACAGCTTGCAAAAAAAAACCGCCAACCCGTAAACCGATGCAACTGGGCTGTCATCTATTTCAATCGCTTCAATCGTCACTTCCTTCTTCCTGAACCACTTCCTTGTCGTGTAGGTCAATCCGTCCGTGTACGTCCTAACAAACAGCGATGAAGCCTTCAGATAAACGTGCATGACTTCAGCTTCGGTCAGTTCCTTCTTATCACCGTACAGTTCAGACCATACCCGCTTTACTTCTTGGTTGCAAAGTTCAAGTTTCCAATATGGTTGCGTTCCGATGTCAATCTGGAACTTATCTTCGACCTTGTTGTATATCGCCAACCCGTTAGGATCGTTCACAAAGTCCACCATCTGCATGATGTAAGCCAAACCTTCAACTGATGTGTTGCGCAGAACTTCAATTTCAATTCCGGTGATTGCTGACAAGTAGCCAACCGGATCACTTTCTCCTTTTAGCGAATGGTCAAGGGCTGCAATGTAGTTCCTAAAGGGAAGTTCCCGCCAACTGACAGGAACGTCGTACTTATTGCCACCGATTTCGACTTTCATTTCTTTATCTTTTCCATTGCGACATAAAGCACCCAAGCATACAAAAAGGTAGTGAATAGGCAAGCCACCTGATAAACCCCTACTTCCTGACCTTCCATTACATGTACAAACTCATACAAAAACCATCCGAACACGGGTATATAGCACAACACCACCCAAGTGGTCAGAAGCATCTTTTGAAGGTCGGTCATTGTTTCCTTGTTTGTTGACAAATATAAACCAAATAGATGAAAACCCGCTACCGTTTTAGATAGCGGGGTATGTGTTAATTTTCCACTTCTGATGAATGCCTAAATTTAAGCCAGTTTTTTACTTTACCCAAAGAACCACATATCATTAGGCTAATTTAAGATAACCGTTTTCTATTACAACCTCATTCCTTGACATCCAAAGATTAACAGTTTTCTCTACCTTTTTAGAAAGTTGGTCAACGCTTACTTTTCCGTTTGATAATTTGATTGCCAAGTCTCTTTTGCTAATAATTTTTGAGGTGTTCATCGTTTCTTGTTTTGTTGATACAAATATACGTCAAACTTTTAACAAACCAAAAACTTTAACACTTTTTTTTCAAAACCCCTTCGCCCGTGTCACCCCGCCAACCTTTGCCACGTCCAAATAAAACCGCATCGCCAAGCTGTCAGAAAAGTCAGGCGAACGTCCTATCTTTTCCTTCACTTTGTCCTTTGGAAGAACACCCTTCTTTTGGTCGGTGTCAACTGATTTCTGTTTTACCCACTCCAATTCCTGTTTGATGTCCTCTTTGTCTTCAGAATCACAAGTAATCGAAACCAACCCTTTGTTGATGGCATCGGCTAATTTGAAGTAGCATTGACTTTTAAGGTTGTCAAAGTTTTCATCACCTACCGCACGGCTGTTGTTTACAAATCCTTTGCATCCAGGTATCAGATCCACCACGCCACCGCCGACCCCATCTTCGTCAATCACAATTCGTGAAGCAGGAATTCGCATTTCATTTTGCGCCTGCTTGATCACCTTGACGGCATCCGGCACACTCAATCCTTTGTACTTCTTGACCTTTGCCTGGTAGCCGTTCCATTTGGTTAATACCGTCTTATCCGAACCGAATCTTGCATAGTCCACCGAAATAGCACCTTTGCCTGGTTGCCCCTTTCCTTCAAACGCCCGAAGGATAGCTTCGTATTCAATTAAGGCTGAAGGGTCGTCGTCGAATTCCCAGTTGCCATAACGCAACCTTTCCTTTTGCGCACCTTCCGGTAAACTGTCAAGGGTTATGATATAGGACTGATCCACGAACGGGTTGTCAGTTACAAAAGACTGAACGAATGCCCTGTCCTTTCTCAACCGTCCTTCCCTGTTCGGTTGGTAGAAATCAGAATAAAGCCAGTTCTTGGTCGGGTTGCTTGCATAGAGGATTTTTGGTATTAAGCCATGTTCAGCGTGTTTGTACCTGATCCGTGTCAATAGCGTTTCCCGTGCTTTACTTCCCACCTGTGCGCATTCGTCAACAAAGGCATCCGTTATCTCCAGAGACCCCAATTCATCAAAGTCAGGGTCTGAAGGGTAGTCGAACAGATCCCGAAGCAGAATGACCGAACCATTAAAGTAAACAACTGAATTCGGGTTTTCCTTGTCGTTTGCTCCGGTAAGTTCCCAATGTGCGCCACGCTTTAACCCGGTCAACTTGTGGACTTCCAGCAACGTCTTCAGGGTTGTGTCCTTCAAGGTCTTGAACCTTGCCCTTCCAATCAGCCCCTTTGTGCCTTCATACTTCAACCGTTGCTTCAGTTGCCAGTAACAGCCTAAAAATGACTTCGCACCTCCTGCCGCCCCACCGTATGCAATCTCACGGGTCGTCTTGTCTTGCAAGAAGTCAATCGCCTGTGTCTGCTTCTTTGTCAGCTTTATTGTCGGCATAGGTCTTTACTTCCTTGATATTTACCGGAACGCTTCCTTCGTGTACGTTTTCAATGCGTTCAATGTAGCCCCTGCCTTTGCCTTTGGTCTTCAGGTAGAAAATAGTGGCCGCCGTGTTCCCGTCCTTGATTTGTCGGTGAAGCTGACTTTCGGCAAAGTCCAATGCAACGCCTGAAATGTCTTCAACGGCTTGCTGGTATTCAGGGTCTTCCCGTAGCCACTTGTAATGTGTCGTCCTTCCGATTCCTGCAACCCTGCAAGCCGTAGTCACAACGCCAAGCGATTGTTCAAGGGCTTCAATCATTGCCTTTTTATGTTGTGCCACTTTGTTCATGATAACTTGAGCGAGGGAGTGGATTCGAACCCAAACCTTCAGCCTGGAATGGCTGATGTGCTACCGTTACACCACCCTCGCTAATATTTCTTTTTGAACGGTTGTTTGAAGTGCCATTGCTGATCCTGCAAAGGAAGTGCAAATCACATCAACAGTCCCGTCGTTGTTGTCGTTTTTGACAATTCCGGTTCGCTTGTGCTTGCCGATTGTCCATTCTACTTGTTCCCCGATTTCAAAGTTGTTCATCTTGTTTTTGTTTCCTTTCTTGCAAAGATACCATTTTCCCTTTATACATTCCAGCACCAAGTTCATCTATTTTGCTAAATGGTAGAATAGGGACTGTTATTTTGCAAGTTTTGTCTATTAGGTAGATGTAGCGAAGTTGATAGCCTTCCAACAATTTAGCTCCAACATCCTTAAATGGTTTTACTGAAGCTGCTCCAGTTAATTTTGCCCCATATTTTTTAGCCAACTTTTTGTTTGTGTCCATATTATTAGAGGTCAAAACATTTGATGCAACCCTAAAGCCATCAGGAAACTCGTAAATAGCTGTATTTCTTTGGACTTTAGTTAAATAAAAACCAGAAGCCCTATAAATAGTTCCATCTCCGCATTGAGATCCATCGCTAAATGATAATATCCATTTTATGTGAGGGGCGTTTTTTTTAATTAGTTTAATGCTTATTGAAATACAACGGCTTTCTGAGTTTTTAGGAAGATAATCATCAAAAGCCATTCTGTTAAGCTCAATCATTTCATTCCAACCAGTACCTTTAACTATTCCTATCGTTCTTCTAATATCCATTGGGCTTCCGTATGAAAGAACCCCATGCAACTTACCATCCAAAAAACACCCAAAGTGCAAGTTGCTTTTTGGAACAACCTTGCCGCTATAATGATGCTTTTTCACAAACTCATTAGCAATCTTTGCCGGTATTACTTTTACTATTATTTCCTTTGCCCTGCCCATGCTGCTACGATTAAATAAAGCGCATTCCCGTTGCTGTTTTCATTCCCCATTGTTTCGGCATACTTGTATTCATCGGTAGCCTTCATATCTGCAAGTGCGTTTTTAATTACTTCGGCCTGTTCGTCTGCCAAAGTAAATGTCATTTGCTGGAATGGTTCTTTGTCGCCATCCGGCAGGGAAAACCCTTCACCGAATTCTTCTGAAGAAATATCAAAGCCAGGCAAATCCAACCCCCACGCTTCAAGTTCTTCAGAATCCCACTCGTTTGCAATCAAGTCCCAATCCCATTCACCGAAGCCGACGTTGTCTTTGATAATGAATTCACGTTGCTTTATTTCGTCCCATGTAGCCACATAAACAGGGGCTTCCTTTACTCCAGCTTCCTTCAATGCTTTCAACCTCATATTGCCGCCTAAAACCACCATATCAGGGTTGACAACTATTGGCCGGGCTTCCAGCATTTCAGGGAATTCCTTGATTGACTGAACCAACTTGTTGAACTTGTCGTCCTTTATGGTTCGTGGGTTGTTTGGATTCGCCTTGATTTGCGAAACCTTCATTGTCTTTATTCCCATTCCCTTTCTTTTATTTCACCCCAACCAAAACCTTAACAAGGTTGTGGCCACGGGCTTCGTGTTTTACTCCGTACTTCATGAACCAGGCATCGGCCTTCCGGTGGTTCGGGAAGTTGCCTGACCAAGGTTCGGGCATTCCTTTGTCGTTTATTACATCGAATCGAACCTTTTGGCGTTTGCCGGCTACAAAGATACGAAAAGCCCGTTCAATGATTTGTGCAGCTTCAACAGGTGATTTGTGGCGGTCATATAGCTTGTCAGCCCAAATGTGTTCCTGTGGCGTTTTCCTTTTGTTTGTTCCGGCTTCAGCAAACCACCATTGCGACAGTCGCCAAAAGTCAGCATCGTAATTGTTGGCGAGATCAACGTGAAACTGCATCTTTTCCCGATCAACGGTTGAAATTCTCATTTTGTCCTTGTTTTGTTTATGAATAGAAATTGACTATTGCTTCAAGCTGCCTGCAAAGAAGAAGTCGGTGTTCGTGATCCAAAGGGATGTATTTGTCCGTTCTCCTTGCTTCCTGGACTGCGTAACCGTCGAACCTTACTTCCATTGTCGTGAACCAGTTCAAAGCCTGTGACGGTGATGCCTTACCCGCAAACTGCCTGATATTACCCTCGCCAAATATCCAGTTTCGATTGCCCTTTGAAGGTACTTTTTTGCAGAACCAAGCAAAGCCGTCACGATCAACTACTTTGACCGTTGCCCAATTAGGAGCATTTGCGAAGGTGTTCATGCATATAGTTTTAAACGTTCATTGTATCGCTTCCTCAACGCAACCCGCATCTTTGTCGGGTAAATTTGGTCAGCTTGTTTCAGTTCCTTCTTCATTTTCCTTGCCTCGCTAATCGCAAACTGCAAGTCAGCGACTGTAAATTTAACCAAAGGAAACCTTTTCACCAAATCGAACTTCAGTTCTTCCCAGTATTCCTTTCCGAATAACTCAATCAGCCCGTTATCGAATGCGTGATTGTTTCCGCCCTTGTGCATGTTGCAATGTACATCCTGAAGCCAAATGTTTTCAAAGTGAAATCGAAGGCTGTCATTTGATCCGACTGCGTGGAAGTGTCCTGCATTCATCTTACTGCTCCCACCACAAGAAACGCAGGGTTGATTCTTGTCTATCAGGTGAATGATTTGGTTGACTTCCTTTTGCAAGTCCGCTTTCCAGTCCGTCAGCGTCTTCCCTTCTTCCTTCATTTGTGCTTTCTTCTTCTTCCAGCGCTTCGCTTCCTGTTGCCTTGCGTGTTCCGATGCGCACTTCAGTGAACATACCTGTTGAAGTGGTCGGAACGGACTGAACTCCTTCTTGCATACTTTACACTTTTTTGCTTTCACTTGAATATCTTATATCGCAATATGCAATAAACACTCCGCTGTCCTTTCGCCTTCCTTTTCGCCTGACCTGTTGTTTGTTTTGGTCATTTTCAATAGTTTAGTGTGGGTTTCAAATCAAAATAATCGTGTCTCCCGATTCAATCACCTTTTCGCACTTTCCAACCATTGCAACTTTCACAGGTGCAGAAGTGTTCCAGGAAGTGATTGAGGAAACAACGCAATGAACATGTCGAACCTTCATCGCTTTACCTTCTTTCGGGAATAAAACAACCATGTTCTGACTGTCTTTGTCAAAGTAGAAGCAGAAGTCAATCATTGTTGTAGTTTTTGATCCAGTCTTCACACCATTGTTCAATCGGGTTTTCCCTTTCAAACTGTTGCCGTGCTGATTCTCGAAGGTAGTCATTTTCCGGAACACCTTCAGCCATCAAGTATTCATTCTTTGTACGCTGGTAAGCATTGAAAGCCATCCGCTGTAACTGCATGAATTCAGGTTCAGGCTTTGGCAACTTCTTTGCCGTGTCCTTCCTGTTCAACATTTGATACATATCCTGTGTCGCCCGGTCAATTTCTTCCTGCGTGTAACTCCTTCCTGGTTGTTTCAGTGCTTCAGGAACATCAACCACCCGTTCGGATTCGATTGCCCGAAGTTTCAGTTCGTCGTACTTGTGCGCCCATCCTATCAAAGTAGGGAAGTCAACTGAATGTTCGTACTTGTCAGAAAATTTACCAGTTTTTGCCATGTCCAAAAACAGAAAAAAGTCTTCAGGTTTCCAATTTGGGAACTCCGACACTATCACGTCAACGAACTCAACCACCATGTCCTTCTCCCATGTGATCGCTGTTTTAAGATACCTGATAGCTTTCATGAAAGCGTCGGCCATTGCCACACGGTAAACGGCAAAAACCTTCTTTTCAATTTCTGTGACGTTCTTGTGAGTAACTGAACGGAAAGTGATACTTTCCTTGTCCCGAACAATCAATTCAACTGAAAGTGTCTTCGTCATATCCGAAGTCAGCAAGCGTGAAGCTGCCTGCTTGTGGAATTCGATTGCGGTTCTTTCCGGTGCTGTTGTCAATGATTTCATTTTCCCATGTTTTATTGTTCAAAAAGGTTTCAGGGTTTCGCCTGTATTTTTTATCCGGTGTGCTTTGCTTGTAGGCTGGAAGGTAATCCATTATTGCCTCTTTGTCTTCCTGCTTCAGCTTGTTCCATTTCTTTTCGCACTTTGCCCGATCCGTTTTCTTATCGTACAAATTCCAAAAGTCGTCAAAGGTTGGGCATATTTCAATCTTAATTTCACTTTCTTCTTCATTTGTATTTTCAATTACATCTTCATTTTCATTTTCCATATGTTCAGCATATGCTTTGCTTGTGCTTTTCGGCTTTTTACCCTTCTTTTTACCGCCTGAAGCGTTGTTTCTACGGCTTTCCGTGAAGGCTTTACGCTTGGCCGCCTCTAATTCAAGGCGTTCATTGTAGTACATTCCGGATTCGTCTTTGCTGAATTTGCTGAACACTTCTTCATCGTATGTGCTGCATATGCTAAGCATATGCTTTTCGGTCAGCCTGCCCTTTTGATGCTGTAAACAAAGCAGGCGAATGTACTTGCCGACTTGTTCATCGGTCATCAACATTGTTCCAGTCAAGAAGTCGGAAGTGTAAAATAGTAATGCTGGATCTTTTGCCATAATAGAAATGCCCCGAACGGTCAACGTCTCGCCCACGTCAACCTGTTCAGGGCATAATAAGATTCCTTAATTGATAGGGCGAGTATCATGTTTCAAAATTACAAACTACCTGTCAAAAGTCAATAGCATACTGGCCAAAAGTTTTCTGAAAGGCTTCTTTCTGTGCAATATCTACTTCACGCAGTTCCTTGATTCGTGACCTAATAGAAGCCAGTTGGTGCTTCGCTTCGATCTCATTGGCGGGCGTATAATAGCCTGAAGAATCAGCGCAAATGAATATCTTTTCAACCGTCCGCAAATAGTGGACGTGAACCCGGATTGTTGCTCCGTTGATACCAGGAAAGACAGGCTTCAGCTTCTCGACAATTTCCTTTGATGTGATGGCGTTTGGCTTGCCTTTGTGGTTAGCTAACCCAATCTTCAGCTTTTCCAAAAGGGTGACGTTTATCTCACCCATAGCACAACGATTGTCATTGTAATAATCAATAAAATGTAAAGTTTCGCCATTTCAATAGCTGTTTCTTCCTTCGGTGTTCTGTTCATAGTTTAAGCTTGTTTGTTCGTTTGGATCGGGAATGTAAATGTTCAGGTACTCCGAAGCCCATTTCTGCACGTCTGCAAT